AACCCAATACAAACGTTTATAGACATTGACATACAAGAGATAAACTTTAATGACATAGGTAATGACATGACTACTGACCAAAAGGAAAAAGCACAAGAAGTTGTAGTTCCAGTAATCTTGACTAGAATAGCTAGTATGGCAGCTTTCATGTTTAGGAGAAGCTAATGATTAAAAAGCTATGGACATGGTTCATTGCAATAATAAAAGAAACATTAAACCTTAGTTGGACTTTGGTTGGTTTAGTTATTGCCACTCTTACATTGACAGGTTCTGCACAACAAGTGACAGGACTAGCTACAATAATTACATTATGTATTTGGTTGCTTACAATTAGTTTTAGACAAGGAGATTAACATGGACGGTTGCTGTGGTAACGGTTGTTGTGGTGGTAAGTAAATGAAACTGCAAGTTGTTAGAACACAATTTGGTAAAGATGCTACTAATGGTTTACTGTACATAGACGGTGTATTTGAGTGTTATACATTAGAAGACCAGTATCAAGAGGTTAAAGTTATGCACGAAACCTGCATACCTGAAGGTACTTATGATATAAAATTTCGTACAACAGGTGGGTTCCATGCTAAATACGCTGCACGTTATGGTGCTGCACATCACGGGATGCTACACGTACAAGACGTTCCCGGATTTCAATACATCCTTATTCATACAGGTAACACAGATGAACACACATCAGGTTGTTTGATAATGGGTGATACACAACAAGACTTAGACGTTAACTTCAATGGTATGGTAGGTGCTAGTGGCAATGCTTACAAAAAACTTTACCCAAAGATAGCTAAAGAATTACTTATTGGTGAAAAAGTTACTATTGAATATAGCAAAATAAACTTGTCTAATGATACAGATATAAATGACAATATCTCTATTAATATAGATGACATGTATGAGAAACTACAGGAAATAAATGGCAATGTTATAAAGACAAACGCTATGTTGAGTGGTAGGATAATTAGATAATGGCTAAGAGTAGTAAGAAAAAAAATTATAAAGTTTCAGGTAAACCTAAAGTAGCTCAAATGAATGAGTACATTTACACTCAAGTAGACAAACCTAAGAAACCTAAACTTGTAGGTCCTAAGATGAAACGCAAAGATTATAGGATGAGAGGCGTTGAAGTAAAATACGATAAGAGTATTAAACGTGGTAAACCTATGACAGCTAAACAAATAAGTGCAGCTAATGCAGGTATATCTACTAACGAATCATTTCCTTCACGAGGTCGTACAAAAGGTATGTCTAAAAATCCTGTAGGTAGTGGTGAAATTAGTAACAAAAAAAGAATGGCTCAATTAAAATCACAACAAAAAGCAGGTATAGGTATAGGTCAACCTGAACCTAGTCAATACAAAACTAATCCATCTGAAAGTCAAATAGAAGTTAAGAAACAAAAAATTAAATCACACAGTAAACCTAAAGGACAGATTGGTGGCTATAAATATGGAGCCAACAGCCCTGTTAATTTAGCCAAAGCTAGTAAAAGATTATCTCCTGCTGCTAAGAGAGCTATTATTTCAGGAGCTAAGGTTGCTACTAAAGGTGCTACTAGATTAATTCCAGTCGTAGGTCAAGTTCTTTTTATGAAAGATATGTACGACGTAAACAAATGGGCTACTTCACAACCTAAGAAAAAGAAAACCAACATGAAACTTTACGGTCAAAGCATTAACAAGTCTTACAAATATAATAAATAATATGTTTGCGAGGAACAAACGACAAAGAAATCAAGATGGTACATTCAAGAAGGATGTAGCGTGGACACCTTGGAACGAAGCATGGAGTTATAAAATGAGTGAACAACTTAAAGATATGATTGAAAGAACTGCTTGGACATTTATTGAAGCATTCATAGGTGCCTTGACAGTTGCTCCCCTAGTTGGTGTAGACGCTGAAGTACTTCAGTTAGCTGCATTAGCAGGTGGTGGCGCTGCACTTGCAGTAATCAAGACATATGCAAAGAAGCAAATTACAGTAAGTAAGTAATGGCTGAAAAGAAAAACTATCAATATGGAGACCCGGAAGTAAATAAAGTTGCTTTAGCTAGGTTGCAAAAAAAGATAGTTAAAGAGTTAGCATTAGCTAGTGAATTTAGGAAAGCGTCTAAGCAACTACTAAAGAGTGGTTCTAATCGTGAAGGTGTTAAAAGAAAAGCGCAAGCGTATGCACAGCGTTCTTCTTTTTTTCAAAGACGAGCTGAAGCAGATAACAATTATCGTAAAGATTATCAAAAATCTTTAAACAAAGTTAGTAAGAGATACGGAGATTAATATGCCTGTTAGTAAAAAAACTGGTAAGAAAAAAGCTTATAAAGTTAAAAAGAAAAAATCTAAAAAGTAGTCAATGGACGGCGTAGTTATTGTTGTATGTATAATCATATTATATAGTGCTACGTACATTGCACGGATAGGAGATATGTAATGGCAAAAAAAGTTAGTTGGATGTGGGGCGGTAAACGTCACTACGGTACATTAATTAGAGAAACTAAAACTCATAAGTTTGCACGTACAGTTAACGGAAAGGTTAAAAAAATAAAGAAATGATTGAGTATAGAGGCGAGAAATTTTCAGGATATAACAAACCAAAACGTACACCTAAAGCTAGTAAGTCACATGCTGTATTAGCAAAAGAGGGTGACAAGGTTAAGTTAATTAGATTTGGACAACAAGGTGTGTCTGGTGCAGGTAAGAAGACTGACGCTAAATCAAAAGCAAGACGTAAATCTTTTAAAGCACGTCATGCTAAAAATATTAAAAAAGGTAAGATGTCAGCTGCGTATTGGGCAAACAAAGTTAAGTGGTAATCACTCGTTAACATCACTATATCTATCTAGATATCCACGTAATAATTCACGATAAGCTACTTTAGTTCCCATAGATTGACGACCATCGTATATATCATGGTGCCATTTACATAACATAGCTACATTTTGTATATCAAATTTTCTTGTTGGGTTACCACCCATGCCAATATCTTTTATGTGTGCAAGCTCTAACCATTTGTGACTGCCACAATCTGCCCACTCACAGCGTCCTCTAGCCCTCTGTAGGGCTTGTTCTCTGATAGCTGATATATCTTCCGTCATAATACTTCCTTTATTTTTGGTGTGTATAACTGATACTTAACAGTTAATTCTTCATCAGGCATAATGTCTTTAATTGTTTTAATACATTTAAGATTAAACACATCTTCTATTACACAGTTAGGAGTTTCACTATGGTTAATAAACCCACCCAATGGTGTACGTACAAACCCGTGTTGAAACTGTTCGTTAGCTACATGCGTAACACCTAATGTTGAATTAGCACGTATAGGTTCTTTAGCAAACAAACCAACACCCTCTATTACTGATTGTCTTATCTCTACTTCATCAGGTAAAGGTCTATAACTATCATTCATTTAACAACTCTAGTTCCACGCCATCTACTTTTGCGTACAATTTGTTTTACATTGTCATCATCTACACAGGGCTTACCATCAATGTGATGTTTGTATTGTTCATTACACACTATACAACGTACATGTGCATTAAACCCTTCGTCAACTTCTGCCATGAGTGCTTGTAAACTTAGTGCAGTTTTACGTGCAGCTTTATCTATTTGTTTTTGTGATACTTCCGAAGTCATAGTAATCCTTTCCATCGTGATACTTACCAAACTCTGCTATCTGTATTAGATTAAGAAGTTCTTCTACTGTATAAAATTTTACATTCCCATCTTTAAAACAAAATGCTATGTAATAATCTGTAGATTGTCCCTCTGCATACAATGTGTGTACAGCACAGTAGTGCATTAGGTCTTTTACTTTTACTTTAGGAGAAGATTTTACTTCTACTAACATCTGTTTCTTATCATTGTACACAAAATAATCTGGAAATGATTTAAGAAACGGTGACATTTTAGTCCACATAGGTATAGGGCTTTCGCCAAAGTCTGCATTGTCATTGAGATGAAGCTGTCTAAACTTCATGTCTTTAGATTTGCAATACTTTTCAAACACATCTTCAGCAAATGGTATATAGTTTTTTATACGTTCTGCTGAATTAAGTTTGTTATGCTCGCCTTGTGGACTTACTTCTTTCATTGCAACTTAGCTCTCTTAAGCCATACACTACCGTGTTTATGTGGTGTAGATAACATATTAACCAACAAAATAAACTGTTCTAAGTGGTCATATGTGTACTTAGTTATGGTATCAAGCGATGTATCCTTGCCGTAGTTCTGCCAATCTTCTACTACATCTTGTAGTTTGTATTCATTAGTAGAAAATATCTCATGATACTCTCCGTCTTCTTCATACTTAAGCATGTACACTTCTACCATGATGGATAATCCTGCGCACCTTCACGTGCTATATCATCTCTAATTTCTGCACGTTCTACTTCATGTTGCCATGTCTTTACTTTGTGTAGAAACAATTTATACATTTGTTTTCTTACATTGTATGTGTGCATTTGTGTATCTGTCCAAAAACTAATACCATTAGCTTTAGTATCTTCTAGGTGTTCTAACTCTGCTTGAGTTAGTTCTTCTAATACATCTAATACATCTTCTGCATTAGGATAGTAATTGAATGTAGGTTCACTCATTCTTCTTCCGCCTTTCTACGATTGTTTAATATTGTTTGCTCAAAACTTTGTAAGAACTCAAACAATAGTTTGTTTACTTTTTCAGCGTCAGCTTCTGTTAATACATTATCTTGAACAACTCGTTGTCCACCACAAGCATTAGCTAGCTGTATCGCCCATACTTTTATTTCTTTTGGGTCGGTAAATATGTTCGGCATTTTTCCAACACTCCTTACTAGAGTTCCAATGGTGCCAACCATCGTTGTAGACTAGCCAACTAGCTACACGTGTAGACACCACAGGATTAACTCTGTTATCTTTTATACTTAACTTGTTAGAAAGCCAATCCCATGTAAGGTTGTTGAATTGCCACAGTCCTAAATCATTAGAACCGTTTTTGTTTTTGTCATTGTATGCAGTATATCTACCACTACTTTCGCAATAGATAATTGTCATAGCTTGTACTATATCTTCTTGTTTGAAGTATGTACTGACTGTTGGTATCCACTCCTCAACATGTTGTACTTTCTGTTTTACATCCTGACAAACTACATATTCTTGTAATGTATCTGTACTTATGGGTAAAGTAAGAACACAACTTATAAGTAATTCAATCATTCTTCTTCGTATACTGCAGGTTTCTTGTACTTCCTACCACTTACATGTAACTGATATGCAATACAAAACTCATCTAAATCTTTTATATTAAAGATGACAAGTCCTTCAGTTGTACCATCGGGTTTTGCTACAAACACAAATGGTCTTTCATCGTTAGGTAAGTTGGTATCTGATTGCTCTTTAGCTTTCAGATACCTATTCCACAACGTCTGAACTTGCTTACCTGCTTTGACTTCACATCTAATGAATGCTTCCGCCCAACCTTCTTCATGTACACGTAAGTGATACAGACTAGGTTCGGGCATTTGTAACTGACGCAACGCTTCTAATTGTTTCCGTCTACCTTTACGTTTATTCAGCATACCTTGACGCTTGTAGTCAATCTTTTTGTTAGGCACTTACTCCCCAATCGGGTGGTAAGTCTGATGAATTTAACCACCATGACTTAGGAAACTTACCTGTATGTGCCGGACACTCGTCTACAGCTTTTGCTGCACACTTAAAGTCGGGCGACTTCTCAGTTAGTTTACTAGTCCTGTTGTCAAAGACCTTGCCACTACAAAACGGACATGTTAAATCCATCTTGATTTCGTTTTGTTGTTGTGATTTTTCCACAACACCTCCTAATATACTTGACGCTTTTGTTACAAAGTCGTCATTGTCATCAACAGTATTTGCAGTTGACGATAGTCCAAGCTCTATTTTAGCTAGGTAATTGTCTATCTGCTCATTACTCCATTGAGATTTTTCGGGATACTTCATGACTTTACGGTAGTTATCTGCTAAGTCCATAGCAAATACTTGTATTTTATTGTCATACCCCAACATCATCTTGTCAATAGTATCGTCAATAAACTTAACTTTACTATCGTCAGTAGGTGTAGAGGCGTCCTTAAAAGGTGCTTCTCCGTCTTTTATATCCTCAATAGGTTTTACTGGTACATCGGGTTTGTTTTCTTTTCTACGCATGTCAACTTTAGTAACGAGGACATTGTCTGTGTCTACGTCTGACATGGTAGCAAGTGGCATAGCATTATGTTCTTCTTCAGTTGTATCTGAACCTGACCATAACTCAACACCCAAACCAAATCGCATACAAGCACGTTTGAAAGCGTCACTCTCTGCGTCTTTTAAGTTTGTACCATCGTTGTGTTTAGGACTGTCTAGTTTGAATGTGTCAACGTCACCGAAGCCATCATAACTACCCATGTCCTCAATAGTAATAGTACCTTTAGCACCTACTATTCTGTCTTCACCCTTGTGTTTACCATAAACAGGTTCACATGACCAAGAGTACTTTACTTCACTATCACGTAGTCTTTCTACGTAGATACTGTGTGGAACGTAGTCGCCAAACTTCCCTGCAGGTGCAGGTTTAACTACACTTTTGGGAAATGGGGACAACAATTTAACTGGCTTACTAGCCATACGTTCTCCTTTCTATCATTATTTAATTTCCTTAACAAGTTAAGGAATTAAATTAATGATTTATATTTTATTTTTTTAGTCGTGTAATACCACGGGTTAGTTTACTGAAGTGAGTTGCCCCATCTTCAGTAATGTATATCAACACAGGAACGTCTCCCGAATATTCTATACCAACTAACTCGTGATTAGTTACATCTTTGACATTATTATTTGTCATATACTATTTATTATACCTATACATCTTCCAAATTTACAAGGTATTCAGCAGTTACTCCATGCTTTGGCTTACAAAACAGTAAGTATTGACACGGTCTACCCATACTTGCTAGTTGTTCTAACGCATAAGTGTTATAACTTTCCGTACTTCCGTTAATCCACAGTCGTACATCGTTTATATATTGTGTGTTTGGTGTATGAAAATGTCCTGCAATAGCGTAGTCAAAGTCGGGCATTAACCCATTACTAGCTAGTGTTTTCCAACCCATTATCTTTTTACCAAATCCATACCATGGGAAACCTCCGAAACCTCGTACGTTATCACCATGCCATAGAAAGAACTTACATTTCTCTCCCAAATCTGCGATATCAAACCAATGATTATCAGCATTTACACTATCGGGTATAGAAAATGTAATTCGTTTTTCGCTCTCGTATATCATGTCTAATATCTTGCCTAACATTCTGTCGGCATTGCTATCGGGGTGGTAGTTTTTTCTTGAACGTCCACCTAAATGTCCATGATTACCGATGACCCAATGAACTTGAACTTCCTCAAAGTTTGCCAATAGAATATCAAAGAACTGTGTCAATATTCTAGGGGCGTCAACTGTCACTTGACTATACAATGAACTGTCAATCAGGTGTTCCTGACCGGGAAATATAAGTTCTCCCTCTACGATATCACCAACACAAAACACAGCAATTTTATTAACGTTGTGTGCTTGTCGTTGGATATTAGCTAAGTCAATTATCTTGTGTGCATATCGTACAACACGTTCCTCTGCTATTTGTGTATTGTATGTAGGTGTAATCTTTGCAAGTTGTACATCTGACAATACTGCACAAGCTATTTCTTCACCAACTTTTTTCTTCTTGGCTAACTTGGGCTTAGGAACATTACCTTTACGATACGTTGTGATACTTGTTTTAACTGCTTGATACACAGCTTCAACAAGTTTCTCAGTCTTGTTCTTAGCTTTATCAAGTTGTCGTAACAACTTAATGTTTGCGTCTTCTAACTCTTTTACTCGTTCGCTCTCAGCGTCTGCGAGTAACCTAGCTAGTTCTTTATCTTTATTACTTGCCATTAGATACCTGCTTTATGTATCTACGCATGGCACTATCGGATATTTCTATATCAAACTCACGTTTTAATATGTTTATTATCCTGTATGGTTTTACTTCAATTCCGTTACGCACTCTTTCAAGTAGTGTGTCCCAGAACTCACGTGCTTCTGGTGTAATTTTTCGTTCAACGAAATTATCTTTTACACCATGCTCGGCTTCTTCTAGTAGTTTATCTATTTCTTTCATATAAATAAGTATACATAACTCTAAAATAAATACAATGAACTAACAGAAAGCTAGAGATAAGTGTTCATGAAGGTAACAAAACCTATGACGAAGATATCCTAAAAGAATAGTCATAGGTAAAAGACCTGTCGTAAGCTCTCTTTACGCTCTATTCTTATCTCTGTGCTTACTGTACATAGGGAAAGGAAACCTACGTATCACTTACGTGAGACGTAAGCACTACCTTTACCTTACTACATTTAGGTGTCTAGCGAAAGATTTAACCTCGCCTATGTCTGCTAGTCTCATGATGTTGTACTTGTTACATGCGTCTAAACATTGTTGTAGATTTTCTTTGCCCGAACCATTGAACCCTACAACTTGCATGTCTGATACCCATATTCTTCTAGGTGCTTGTTTACCTAACCATTCAAGTGCAGGTAAATCAATGTAATTGCCACCACCACTATGCTCGTCTAAGTAATCATCATTAACACGTCTACCATTTCTAGCAATGATACGTATGTCACCTTTCTTGGATGTATTTCCCCAACCATAATAGTTGTACATAGCAATAGTCACAGCAGGTACCTCGTTCATGACATCTAGTATGTCTTGACCGTCAAAGTTCATAGAACCACTAGCGTCAATCAGGATAGTACCACCGTATGTATTTTGTTTACGTGTGAATATCTTCCTATCTACTGTGTATCTATGGATTTTTCTAGGTGCAACACCTCTGTCTTTAGCAACATTTGTGTAACCTGTACGAATTTTGTTATTCATGTTAATGGTTAACGCAGGTTTGTGCATTGTGTAATCTGCCCATGACGCTTTACTATCATCGTAACTAAACATGATTTCATTACTTTCTTGTTTGTTACGACTTTTAAGCATAGCTACATCTTTGGGTGAAGAAAGTTCTGCTTCTTCATACGCTTCATTTAAGTCATCTTCATTTTCTAACGCTTCCTCAAGTTTTTCTTTGTCATCATCAGACAAACGCACATCGTCTTGTGGTTTTTCGTTAAACAAATCAAACAACTCGGACAACTCTATTGCTAGTTTCTTAACTCTAGCCCAAGCAGGTTTGTGTGTAATGCTATGAGACTTTGTACTTACATGTATCATTTTCATATGGAAATAACTTATCTTTTCCATAGCAAATTCTAAGTCTTGTACACGACTGTGCTTGAGAGTATGACTATCTATCTCGTCTGTAATAGCTTGTATAAAAGAACTATACTCATAACCGTACTCCTCAAACTTCATACGTCTGTAATGAGTACTCCAAAGTCCTCTGTAATTTATTTTCTTTATGAAAAATACAGAAGCTAATCCATACTTGACTAAGTCTGTGATACTACCTTTTTCTACAAGTTGTCTTGTGTAAGCATTAACTTCATCTAAACATGTATGTGGTGCGTCCATTGGGATACCTGCATACGTTAGTCTATGATTTACACGTACTTCTTCTAGCAAATGTATAGCTTCTTCGTGAACGCCTTTGGCAATCTTACCGAAGCTCTTAGGTGACCACTTGACATGACCTAATTCATGTCGTCTGATTACACGTCCATGATTAATACCACACTTGTGACAATCACCATCAAGGGGTACGTACATTTTCTTATTCGTCATGTCCGTACGAGGTTGTTTAGTATCTTCGTATACTTCCCAATCTCTTTCCCCTGTAACTATCTCAGGAAAGGGTCTGTGTCTCATTATTCTGCTTCGCTTAACTTGATAGCGTCTAACAATTCTTCTGCTCTATCGCCAAAGACTATTAACCCTGCAATATCAAGGTCTAATCCTTGCTCCTGTAACTTGAAGAACTCATCCCATTTACGAATGGAAATACGTTCGCTCTCATCTGTGGTCATAGATGTATCACTAATAGCTTGGTGCCATTCACTTGGGAATTTTTCCAATGCTTTTGGGTGTATCTCATCTATGTGTATTGCAACAGGGAACCTGTCCTTGAGTGCTTGTGGTAAGCTCTCTGGGTCTGCGTTAGATGTTGCTATGACTGTAAATCCTTCGCTAGGACGAACAGTTTCTTTCTCTTTGTTGTTGAGTGTAATACCTGCAATATCTTTGTCGTCTAATACGGCATGTAAAAATGTCATTGCGTCTGGGGAAGCGTGGTCTATCTCATTGATAACCAATCTACCACCGTTACGCCATGCTTGTACAGCAATACCGTCACTCCATTCAAACTGTTGATTTTCACCTATCTGATAAAAACCTTGTAAGTCTGCACTTGTACTTTCTTCGGTCATGACTAACTGAAATACGTTAGCGTCACCGTTTATGTTTAATGGTGCATTATGTTTTACAGCAGAGTAAGTCTTGCCTGTACCCGGAGGTCCGTACAAAAGTACTCTATCTGATTTGCCTATTGCGTAGGACACTAAGTCCCAACACGTTTGTTTTTTACTCATATGTTATTCTCCCTTTGGTACGAACTTAACGTATAAATCCACACCGTTGTTGTTTTTTCTTTGCTTACACTTGAAAGAACCTTTGTCTTTCAAATGACTTATGTTTCGTTGTTGCATACTACCTATGTTTGATACAACACCACTACTCCACTTAGGTAATGTAGCGATAACGTACCAAGCGTTTGGGTTGTTTAACAACACTTTAACCTTGTCGTCTGACAAAATTTTTGCTTGTTTACCACCTTTGCGTGTTGGTGGTGGCTCTTGTCTAGCCATTCCGTTAGGTAACATAAGTTACCCCCTTTCTGATACTTGCGTATCTCACAGTCCAGTTGGGCATGAAACAAACAATACTTTCGTATGTTGTGTATGGACTGTAAGCTACGTACGTATAGATAGCTTGTAACACACTTCTGATATATAAAACAATGCATTATTTTATATATCTCATACATACACTTCCAGTTTCTCACAGTATGTAAATGTGCTACAAGCTACCTATAAGTCTGAGACAACTGACTTCGTGTATGCCTTGATTTTCTATCATACTTTGAGTACTCTAAGCGAGAGGTCAGCTAGTTCTATAATATAAGTAGCTTGTAACACACACTCGGCTTTGCTTTTCATCAACACTTTCGTGTATCTTCTCACATCGGTCTGTGCTACAAGCTACCTACTTATACAATAACAACAATGTTGTTAACAGAATAGGTAGCTTGTAACACACAGATTAACTAAAACGAGAGAACAATTATGTACTCTACTCTATGTGCTACAAGCTACCTACATACATAAAGGGGTAATGTACGTAAGTAACTTTGTTATTGCGTTTCTCTGGTGTATTTACGCCAGACTTTCTCATTTATAACTACGGTGTTCCAATCCGTAAACGTTTTTTGTTTTGGTGATTTGTCATCACCGTATGTAATAGTTGTCTTGCCGAATGCACGGCTTACTGCTATTACAGGAACAAACTTATTCCCTTTCGTAAGTAATTCATCAGTCTCTTTAACGTCTTTAGCGTAACGAGACCAACCATGTTTGTGAACCATAATTTCCCTTTCTAATTATATTTAATCCCCTTAACAAGTTAAGGGGTTAAATATTAATTCCTTTTTAATACTCGTACCCTGCGTCCGACTGGTCTGCCATGATTTGTTCTGTCTCTGTCATACCTGACGGTGGTTCGTCATACTCGCCATGATGTCTCATCATTTCACGATGTTCTTGTTCTTGTATTTTAGCGTCTGCAATAGCGTCATCCAAACAGTCTTCGTGAAACCAATCACCGTACGCTTTTATAATAGAACTTTGTTCATCTGTACTATTACAAAGTTCACATTCTTTTTTACTCATAAGTTACCTTTCAATTTTTCATTCGTAAGTTTTTTTAACCCACGATATTGTCCACCTTTTTTAGATTTACTAGCTCTACGCATGTGTCTATTCATTATCTACTCGCAATGTACATAGATAATGACACAAACATTATGGGAGATAGTCCTACTAATATAATTTCTGTTGTTACTTCCATTATTTTTCCTCTTTAAGTTCGCCATCGTACAATTTAACTTGTGCGTCATCACCAAACTCAACACCGTCAAAGACAACTGTCACGGTAGTGCCTGTACTGAGTTGAATGAATTGTGGTTCATCTCCTATTTCAAAATCAGCATTACAAAATGCGTCATTTATTTCTGTTTGTGTAAGCAATTCTGTAGACGATATAGTCCAATGTCTTTCGTCCATAGACGCTTCGCCTACATGATATGTATGTTTATCCATTATTTGTCCTTTCGTATAAGTGAGAGGAACTCATCACTAAGTCCCTCTCGCGTTTTTTTAACGTAATTAACAACGTTAACTACGTATTCTATTGTTAATAAGACAATGGGAATTAACATTACTATTAGTAATAACCCTTGCCAACTATTCATGACACTTCATCCCATGAATAACTTCTCCAAGCTCCGTCCAATGTCATTACGTTTATGAGATATAATCCCCAATCATCAGCAATTATTGGCATATCATTAGCTTTTGGTAGCTTGTCCGTAAATTCAAGTGCAGTATCAAAGTTGTATACGCTTGGATTATGTCCATCTTTACCCATATAAGCACACAAAATAGGGAACACTCTCTCTATTTCTTGCCTCATCTGTGGGTTATAATTTCTATCCACATCACTTTCTAAATACATACGTTGCATTTTACTTACGGTTTCTTCCACATTAGAACCCATCCAATGTGTGTAGATTACAGGTGAATAACTGTAACCTGTTTCGTCTTGACTGTACAATAGTACAGTTGCTCTGTCACCCATGTGACACCTCGCTTTCTGTTTTCTCACTTGTCAAGTATCGCTTTGAACTTGACTTTTTCACAGTACTATACCCACAACGTGGGCAAGATACTATTTCTAATACGGCACTTTTCGCATTTGCGTAAATACCTAAATGTAAATACTTGTCTTGACGACAATTATCGCATAACATTTTCACTCCAATCTAATTAATTAATCCCTTTTAACTATTAAAAGGGTTAATTAATTACTTTCTTCTCATACGGTGTATATAATATCTTTCTAAAACAACTAATTTATTACAATCATCACACACACGTCCGTCAAACAAAGGTTGTCCGTTGTGTCCATAATAATTCTTTAAACTATTTCTACATTCTTGAAAGTTTGCACAATAATTACTCATTATAAATAAATATCTTGCTTTAATTTATTATATACATTGAGTGCATGTCTTCCTCTTTCATGAGTAGTCATATGTTTGTATGGTTTATTTATTGCACGTATTATTCTACGTAAACGATAAGCTCTATATAATTTTTTCATAATAACCTTTCTGATACTTGTATAAATATCTTACACACCCCCATACAGAGGGTGTGCGAGATAATTACTAAGTAGTTGCTAGTGCTTTTTTCTTAGCCCAAGCTTTTTTACCCCTGTCGGAACGGATTTTAGTCAATCCCTCTGGTGTAATGTGCTTGAGTGTAGCGTCTGCACCCAACAATTTAACCATATCTTGTGCATCGGTGTAGTTTGTAGTCATTGGAGTAACTGTGTTATCCCCTGTCAACTCGCTTATATCTGCTACCTGCACGTTGGTTACCACATATTGTTTCTTCTCATTGTCTTTGACAATGAAATATCCCTTGATTGGGGTGTTATCGTCCTTACGAACGTTATATGTAGTTGTCGTATCTGTATTTATCAATTTGCTCATTTCTGAACTCCTTTTCGTATGTGTTATGTGTACTTTGACGCTCTCACATACAAGAGAACGTCAACCTACACACAGTAGGTGAGATATCGGATATCTACTTCATCGCTCCACCACAATGGGTTCATGCTTTGTTTTTTCAGAGGGATATGTATTTAATCCCCTTACTCCGTAAGGGGTTAAATACTATATGTTGTCGGCTAGTCGTCAATTTCGCCATAGTGATTTTCAATTGTAAGCAATACGTTTTGGATAATATCCTCACTCGCACTACATTTACCAATAGTTGTTTCTACAACATCAGTTATGTCATCACGTATGGAACGTGTGTCGTCATAATCACTTTCAAAGAACTCCTTAGCACGTTGTTCCATGATTTTCTTTTTATCTTCTTCAGATAAGCCCATTTCGGCTCCTTTCCTATAGGGATTTAATCCCCTTACTCTGTAAGGGGTTAAATACCCTAACTTCTCGGCTTGTAGTCAAAAGCCGTTGAGTTTGTTCTTACAAACTCGTCACAAGCCGTAAAACTTGTGTTCGTACGCCAACTGCCTTTAGAAGAACAGTTGTTGTGTATAAAGTCACATTTATGACTAGCCATTGTCGGCTCCTTTCTAACCCTAAAGGGTTATCTCCAATTTTTAGGGTTGCGAATAACTTTGCCGTTAGCAAGAACTTCTTGCACAAAGTCTTTCACTTGTGTATCCGTGAAATCTTCGTTATAAAACCCCCCGAAACCGTCTAATTGTGTTCGTAGACACTCTATTGCGTCTGTACTGTCGGTCGTATTACGTGGGTGGTATCCTTCATGTAAGTCACGACACCATATGACGTGGTCTTGTAGACCAATGTTTTGCATTAATTTCATTTCGGCTCCTCTCAACAGGACTAATGTATTTAATCCCCTTACTAAAGTAAGGGGTTAAATACTATTACTTCCCCCTAAGACACAGCTCTCCCCTACTACATCTTGTGGTTGTTGCCGATGACACTACATCTAGTGCATACCATATCTTGTGCTGTTTCCCCTCACTACCTACCTAAGTATCTAAGAGTTCATATCTCTTTAGAAGAAGTTAACTTAACTACATATAGGGGTATTTAATTAACGTACTACCATATCTAGTATGTATATTGTGTAACTTAGAAACATAAGACTATTCACAGTAACTATACATGTGCATACACCTACACGATACGTGTCTATGTGTGTACGTATGACCCACACATGTTAATGTGCTACCCCCCTGTATATATATGTAAGTAGAAAAAAATATTCTAGTAAAACGTTGTAACTAAAGGGGGTTTTGGATATAGCGGGCTAATAAAAAAAGCAAGCTTTGATAGAAACTTTTAGCTAGTCCTTGAGTATCTGGTTTGCGTTACTACGTTATCGTTTGACCGATTCCAGACTTTCAGTATCCCGATTACTACTTTACTTGTAACTAATTAATGGGCTTCTATGTTTGTAATTAAGAGTATGTTACCATATAATTATCATTACACAAACATTTACAAAAAACATAGGATTGTATGTCTAAAAAGATATGTCACGCTACTAACTGCAGAAAACGTTTGACAGCCAATAAATCAAAGTATTGCTCTATTGAATGTCAACGTAGGCAATACATGAAAGAATATAGACATAACAAGAAGCAGGAAAAGCCGATAAACAGTAAATACTCTGCACTTACTCCTATGAAAGGCAAATACTATAACGAGTACGTAGATAAAGGTTTAGCTGACTTAGTGATGAATAGTGAGCTAACTGCCACTAAAGCTGCCGAAGCCCTTGGTTGCCCTATTGCTACTGTCTCTAAGATGAATGCTGCTTACCAAATTGATTTGCAGAACAAATTAGATGCAGAAGGTTGGTCTGTGCCACAGGAGGCAGAACAAGCTCTAGAAAATTTTTCTACGTTTCGCAACAAGTACTTTGCTACTGAGACAGGAGAGAAGTATGAAACTGCAGACTTCCATGAGAACTGGATAAACAAGATACTTAAGTCTATAGACGAGGGGGGCGAACTGTTAGTACTGTCTCCGCCACGTCATGGTAAGACAGAACTGCTAATACACTTTGCCGTTTATCAAATATGTAAAAACCCTAACACTAGGATTATGTGGGTAGGTGGTAATGAGGACATAGCAAAGAACGCTGTATCTGCTGTACTTGACCAACTAGAAAGTAATGAACGATTACAAGAAGATTTCTGTGAACCCGGCAAATCATTTAAACCAGACAATAGGTCAGGTAAGATGTGGGCTAGCAATCAGTTTACTGTAGGTACAAGAACAGTTCCGGGTATAAAATCACCAACAATGGTGGCTGTAGGTAAGGGTGGTAAGATACTTTCTCGTGACTGTGACTTAATTATTGCAGATGACATTGAAGACCACCAAACTACAATGCAACCCGGTGCTAGAGAAAACACTAGACAATGGTGGACTACAACACTTTCTAGTCGTAAAGAGGAACATACAGCTGTAGTTGTAATTGGTTCACGACAGCATCCTGATGACTTGTATCATCACCTACTTAACAACGAAGCATTTGAAAGCATAGTAGAGACAGCACATGATTTAACTTGTCAACTACCTGAAGCTAGTGATGAAGAACATACGGACTGTATGTTATGGAAAAGTAAGCGTACACATAAATGGTTAATGTCACGATTACGTGCAGCAGAAACTACAGGTGGTAAACAGATATTTGAAATGGTGTACTTTAATCAGTCCTATGTAGAAGGCACACAAATATTTAGTCCTGATGCTATTGACGCTTGTAAAAGACAAGAATTAGTTGTTGGAGAAATACCTAAGCAGTTACAACTTGTTGCAGGTCTTGACCCTTCTAGTTCCGGATATCAAGCTGCATTTCTTTGGGGTATAGATACGTTTAACTCAGAATTGTATTGTATAGATATAGATAATCAAAAGGGTGGTGGTGTAAGAGCAGCTGCACAAATTATATCTGACTGGTATCACAAGTATGACTTAGCTCATTGGATTGTAGAAGAAAACGGTTTTCAAACTGCTATACGTCAAGATGAAAACATAAAAGAGTTTGTATTACGTACAGGTATTTTATTACAAGGACACTTAACAGGCAAAAACAAACACGACCCACTATATGGTGTAGGTGCTATGTCAGAATTGTTTGACGCAAATAAAATACATTTACCCTATGGCAATTCAGAAAGTCAAGCTAAAATAGATAGTTACAAAAGACAGTTAGTATACTTTGATGGTAAACCTGTTTCTAGTAGGAATAAACATAAGACAGACATTGTAATGTCTAGTTGGTTCCCAATGAAAGTATTTAGACGAGTACAGAAAGAACACCTAGCAGAAGTTGGAATGGAATACAAACCAAGTTTTACTGGTTATAATGTTACTGATATGAATGATGCACCATGGCAATAAATTTAGATAAAAAATCTGCTGAAGAAATTATAGACGCTGCGCAAGAATTAGTCGCAGGTGGTTCTTCTAGCAATAGACAAACTAATAAATATAGAATACGAGCAATCTTAAACGGTGGTGCTGACGGTATTAAAGCATTACTAGGCAATCAAATGGATACTGCTGATTCAGATTTACTACCTGCACCAAACTTATTGCAGTCTGGTATTGACCGACTTGCACAAAAAATATCCGGTGTACCTAATATTCGTGTAGATTTAATGAACAATAACGATAGTGACCGTGCTAGAAAACGTGCTGAAAAGTTGGAAAGAATAGTTTCTTCATATGATGAGAAACAAAGATTAAACTTACAATTAGCACAAGCTGCTAGATGGTTGCCGGGTTATGGTTATTGTGCATGGATTATTACACACAAACAAGATAAGAATGGTTTCTTGTATCCTACTGCAGAACTACGTGACCCTTATGACACATATCCGGGTAACTTTGGTCCAGACCAAAAACCACAAGAACTTG